TTTCAATCTGTGGTGCATATTGCAACACACAAAATAGAAAGTACATAATGATTATAAAACAAGCAAAGTTTAGTAGCTCTTTAAATGTTTCCATGTTTTCTCCCTTTCATTTGATTCGTTTTCATATATACTTGTATATAGATTGTACAAGTTATGTAAAGCAATATTATGTTCTATTAATGTTCTTGTTGATTACCCAAAATTTGTGTATATAACAAACTAAAGGGTTATGCGAAAAACAGGTTTTACAATGATACCGAATAGCTTGTTATTGGATGATAGACTATCTAATGACGCAAAAATGCTATTTAGTTATATTAGGTCTTTATCTCCTAATTATAGAACCTTGCGAAACTCCAACTTAAAGTCCAAATTGGGTCTTTCTATTAATACATTACAGAAATGTAAGGAGGAATTAGTCAGGCATAAGTATTTGGTTATCAAGAGGTTATCCTCAGCTAATTACTATGACCTCAGACTACCCAAAAATAGGGTAAGCAGGGTGTCAAATTCTACGCAATCAGCCTACCCAAAAACTACGCAACATTATAAAGATAATACTATTAATAATAATACTATTATTAGTAAGGGATCTAAAAGATTTAAAAAGCTAAAGGGTTTTAAAAGTGATGACTAAAACTCCCCCCTCTCTTGAATTACCATATTATTATAACGATAAGGAGTTGGAGGATACATTTAACAATTATTATACTAAAGCACAAAAATTAGAAATTACCTTACAATTAGAGTCAGACTATAAAAGCGGTATGCTTACTGTAGAACAACTTACATGGATACTTAATCAAAAGAAGTTCGGCAGCTATACTGCAAAGCTAATCTTAGATGATATGTTGAAGAAAAAAATTATTAACAAAAATCCATTAACAGGCGAAAATAAACCTTTTATTAAGCCTAAAGGTGTTTTTGACTTTTAAAACTATATATAGTGGTATATAAGTAAAAACATACTAGCTTCACCCTTTCGCTAGTATATTAAGTGATCACTAGAGGATGGGCGATACTTTCAATTCCTTTCTATAAAATCGCCCACCTCACCAAAGGAGTATTATGGCAAGACCTAGAAAATTAACAAAGAAATTAGAGAACACAATATTAGAGCTTATTGCTGATGGTAAAACTATTAGAGAAACATTTGAGATTATTCATGACTATACTTGGCAGAGCTTCAGAAAAGAACTTTTAGAAGATGATAGCTTAATGATGAAATATATTAAGTCTAAAGAACTTGCTATAGATTTAAAGTTATCAGAGTTAGAAGATAAACGAAAAGAATTAGAGATGAAGATTGAGAATGGTGTTGTAGATCCTAAATCCGGTCAGAACTTAGTTAATCTTTACAAGATATTAATTGGTCATTCTCAATGGTCTGCATCTAAATTGAGTGCAAAACGATACGGAAAAGCTGCTGAACTAACTATTAAAGGCGATAAAGAACAACCTTTATCTATTTCCTGGCAGACTTAGTGCAGCTAGAAGTGTTGATTTACTTATGAAGTTGTCATTACTTGCACACAAAAACATTGTTATTGTATGTGTGATAAGAACAAAACATGAACTTTCCAAGAACTGGATATTATCGGAAGTTTACTATCAAGAACTTTTTCTTATCACTACAAAAGTGTAGGTTGTAATTACTAGATATAGGAAAGTAATTACTAGATATGGGGGGTTTTTAAAGGTGGCATACCAGTTTTTGCTAGTGACGTTAGATTAATATTGAAAGATAAAACGACAGGAAAGCCTGTCGTCCTAACTTCCTTCTATGGATTTGAAACAGAAGAAGAAGCTCATGAATTTTCACAAGTTTTAAAAGAGCAATATGTTGACGACATTCCTGATGATGATAATAAATCAATTCACTAAGGGGGGTTTTGTTTTAAAATGAAACAAATCGTAATTCCTTACAGACCAAGAGAAATCCAAAAATTTTTGCACAAAAAATGCGATGTGAACCGATTTAATGTTATCGTTGTTCATCGAAGAGGAGGCAAAACAGTCTTTGCTATAAACCATTTAATTAAAGCAGCACTAACGAATAAGAAACCTTATCCAAGATATGCTTTTATCTCTCCTTATAGACTGCAAGGTAAATCTACAGCTTGGGATTATTTAAAACAATTTTCGGCAGCCATACCAGGTGTGAAGTTTAACGAATCAGAACTAAGGGTAGATTTTTCAGTTAACAACTCAAGAATACAAATTATAGGTGGAGAAAATAGTTCGGCAATTAGAGGACAATACTTCGATGGGATAATCGTAGATGAGACGCAGAACATAGCACCTGATCTCTTTGACACTATTCTCAGACCTTGCTTGGCAGACCGCAGAGGTTTTGCAATTTTTATTGGCACACCACATGGCAGAAATTGGTTCTTCGAATTACATGAAAAGGCTAAGCAAACAAGAGATTGGTTTACTTGTAGATTTAAAGCTAGTGAAACAAACATATTACCCAAAGAAGAATTACTAGCTGCTAAAGAAACCATGTCGCCAGATGCTTATGAACAAGAGTTTGAGTGTTCTTTCCAAGCAGGAATATCAGGATCTTACTATGGTAAAATTATGAGTGATTTAGACAAAGAAGGTAAAATCAAAGACTTTGAAATTGATGAAGATTTAGAAACAGAAACATGGTGGGATCTAGGAATGAACGATAGCACAGTAATTATTTTCGCACAGCGAAGAGATAATGAAGTAAGAATTGTGGATTGTTATGAAAATTCTAGTGAGGGGTTAGAGCATTATATGAATATATTAGATGATAAACCTTATACTTATTCAAAACATATAGCTCCTCATGATATAAGAGTAAGAGAAATAGGCACTAATAAGTCAAGATGGGAAACGGCAAGAGAAATGGGATTAGAGTTTGATATAGCTCCAAAACTGAGTGTTGAGGATGGCATAGAGCAAACAAGAAGATTGCTGCCAAAGTGTTATTTTCATAAAAGTAATTGCAAAAAGCTGATAGAAGCATTAAAAAGCTATTGTAAGCGATGGGATGAAAAAAATAACTGTTTTCGTAACAGACCGCTACACAACTGGGCTTCACACTTTTGCGACAGTTTTAGATATGGTGCTATAGTAGAACCTGTTGAAAGATCAGACTGGAAGAAACCTATAAGAGTGAATACCAATTATATAATTTAGTATGGCAAAAAAAATCATAGAAATCGCAGACCCAAAACTTAGAACCATTCTAAGCAATCAAATTAAAAATGCTTTAGGTTACTTAGGCGGACAATTATCTCAATCAAGAAAAAAATCTGTTGAATATTACTTAGGCGATAAATTAGGAACAGAAATAGATGGCAGATCACAAGTGGTGTCAACCGATGTTGCTGATACAGTTGAAAGTGTCCTTCCAAGTTTACTTAGAATTTTTACAGCATCCGATAAAGTAGTAAGATGCGATCCAGTTACGGCTGAAGATGTACCTTTGGCAGACCAAGCGACAGCTTATATTAATCATGTTTTCTATAAAGACAATAATGGTTTTGAATTATTATATAATTTTTTCAAAGATGCTCTTATTGAAAAAAATGGTTTCTTAAAAGTTTATTACGATGAAAGTCAAAAGGTAGAACATGAAACTTATAAAAATTTAACCCAAGCTGAGAAAGATGCTCTTAATGATACTAAAGATGAGATAGAAGAAGTTGAAGAAGAGATTATAGTAGATGAAAAAGCTAAAGAGGCTTTTGAAAAACAAGTCGAAGCATTAGAAGCTCAAGGTTTAGATACCAGTCAAATTCAAGAACCTAATTTTAATTTATATAATTGCAAAATTAAAAGAATTACAAAGCAAGGTAAAATTAAAATTGAGTCCATACCACCTGAAGAATTTTTAATAGATCGAACAGCAAAATCCATTGACGATGCTGAGTTCGTTTCACATAAAGTATTAATGACAAGATCCCAAATTATTGAGATGGGTTTTGATGAAGAAGAAGTAATGAAACTTCCTACTTCTAGTGTTGATATTTATAACAATGAAGAAATTGTTAGACAAAGAAATATAGACGAATATCCAGTAGATACTCCAGCAGATAAATCTACAGAAAAAGTTTTACTATACGAAAGTTATGTTAGATACGATTACGATGGTGATGGTATTGCTGAACTTAGAAAAATTATCTCAGCAGGAGATGATGGTTATGCAGTATTAGAAAATATGCCTTGCGATAATATCCCTTTTGTAACAGTCACACCTATTCCAATGCCACACAGATTTTATGGCAGATCAATTTCTGAATTAGTAGAAGATATACAATTAATG